CTGTATGAAATTCTATATTTTGTATTTATGTATGGAACTGTAAAAGCATACTGTTCTTCATTATCATATTTAAGTTCTACACTCATATACTTATCCCTCATACGCTTTTTAAATATTTGATCTTGATCTAAACTACCTACAGCTGTTATATCTGTATCTGTTATTTCTTTAATTTTTACTGCATCTCTTGGTACAGCTAAAGTCCAACTACGTTCTCTACGTTCTATATTAGTACCAGGGATTAGTGTAACCCAATCGCTATTTTGATAATCATCCATCACCCTAAGATCCTGCCAGGTTTCATCAGAAACATCTTGATAAGTAGCATTACTTGCAATAGATGAATATTCTATATTATCAAAAACCTTAGTATGCATATAATTATCATTAACAAAATACTTAACAGTTGATTCTACTTCTGTAGCATTGCCCCAAAAAACACATCTGTTTTCTTCAATACTATTTTGTATATAACAATCTTTCCTATCACTGGATATTGCTAAATACCTATCATTGTATAATTTAATATACGCTTTTGGTATACAATCATAAAATGCAGAAAACACATCTAATGCTTCGCTATACACAATTGTATCAGTACCGTCTATAGTAAAAATAACTTCATTGTATTCATTATCATATATTGCAAACATATTATCACCTGTAGTAAAATTATTATTGAACCATGATTGCATACCTTTCGCTTTTGATAAAGGCATCTCTGTTCCAGAGTATCTATACAATGCTTTTTCATTATCATAAAACCAATACATACTATTTGGAGAATGAACAACTCCCTGTTTATGAACATTACCCACACTCTTAGATATATAATCATAACGAGATAAAACATCCCCTGTACCCAAAACTAATTTACCAGGATTATTATCACTTATTAAAGAACGTTCATTTACTGATAAAGTACCAAATGCATGTTCTTGAAAAAATATTAATTGATCTTTAAAAATACATAAATTATTTATATTACCAAAAGCAGTATCAACATCTATGTATTCATTTGCATTAAATTTAGTCCATGAATCTGAATCTTCACCGTTCATTTTAAAATTAGACACCTTAATTCTACAATCATAAACATCTACTGAACTGTAATCATAAGGACAAGCAAAAAATCTTACTAAATCATTTTCTTCTGAATATACAGTATTATATTGATACAAATCAGTTTCTTGAATATATGAAACAGCAGCAGCCACATGTGTACCAGCAAACTCTTGCATCATTGCAAAATCTGTTGCTCCAGAAAATACATCCGAATGAGACGTGTCTTCTTTTAAGTTACAATTAATACTACTTTCTACTGGTATAAAAAGTACTTCATGTACAGATTCTCCGCCTATAGCAGGATCTTTACTTAAATCCCACACACAGTTTAAAAATTCAAAATAAGTTATAAAAGTATCTCCAATATCACAACTAGTCCACATTGTTGTTGCATCACTAACTCCACTACCAACAATATATTCATTCCTAGTACGAGCTTCATAACTATATCCACCATACTGTGAACCAAATAAATTTCTTCTATAATTAGCAGCTGCCCAATTTACTCCTGCGGCTTCCCACGAACCTGCATCTGCTTCTATAAACAATGCAGTACCACCATAAGAATCATAACCTGTTTCATAATTTTCAATACTAGTAGAACCTAAAACAACGGATTCCTTACTTGGTGGTAAAATTATACTATTAGTTACAATTATTTTATTATTTGAAAGACCAGCAACATCCCATATTTGTAACATACGAACACGAGCTAATATATTATTTCGAATTGTTAATTTTATTTTAGTTATGGTTTGGTCACCAACTATTTCGTATTCAGTAAAAACACCAGAAGGAACTAAAGCATCGTGAATGGTATGATAAGCTGCTGTATAATAAACTTCAATTTTTAAATCTGCTTGATTACCTACACCACCATCTCCATCACAAAAGATTCCTATCTTGCTACTAATTACTCCATCATGGGTTATCTCTACAGTATTACCAGTATTGGTTGCATATCCAAATGTATCAAACCCTGCATCATATATATAAGAAACATCCGTCCATCCAGTATTATTAGCATCCCCTGTGGGGTATATCCAATGTCCAGTATCTGCACCAACTATTTTTGATACAGGATCAAATTCAATAATTTTATGAACAATGGTATTATTAGTACCAGCAGTACCTGTTGTATCTGGTACATCTCCTCCAGCACCATAAATTCCAACATACTCTACATAATCTCCAGCCTTTGAAACTAAGTTTTTATTTATAGTAGGTTCAGGAGATATTAATTTAAAACTAGGATCTCCAGCGGCTATTGTTTTAAATTGATAAAGAGAGGTGGTTTCAAGAGTCTCTACCCTAGACACTAATCCTTGTGCTAAAATAGATCTATCATTAATACTCCTCTGTACTCTAACCAATTGCCAAAAATCAGCACCACCTGGTAAATTATTCATGTATACTTGTGGATACAATCTCATTGCTTCTACAGGTGTACCGGTAACAATTAAATCATATTCATTACCACCATCATTAGAAAAATCAGGAAACTTTAAATCATTAGTCCAATAAGCAAAAGACTTACGCATTTTATCATCATAAAAAGTTAAAGCTATTCTATATACTTCATCTCTTTGCCATGACCTTTCATTACCAGCTTTCCACGGAGATGCATAATCTCTATAAGATTGATTATTGATACTACCTTCTACATCAATACCAGTATAATTAACATTATCCCGGGTCTCTATATTAAAATTTTCTGTACCAAATCTAATACTTAAGTTTAAACCTGTTGCACCTAATGTACTACCATCTGCTTGAAATTTATAACCATTAGCGGCAGCATATGGTTCACCTATTGGATTATTAAATGGATTTATACAATCTGCAGTTTCTGGTATTGTCCAAGATGCACCATTCACACTACCAGCAGCAGCATAATTAGCAGCATCCCAAGTACCACTTGAAAAATATTCCCAATCACCTAAAGTTGCAGCACCACCAGCACCAACTTTAGTAGCAGCTGTGCCATATATTAAATAACCAGAACCATTTGTATTTTCTAATCTACCTATAAGACTACTATTAAATCTATAAGTCCTAGCGTCCCAAGTATCTATTTCAAAAGGATCTTGTTCAACATCAGCAGCAAATAATAAATTATGTTTAGTCTCTAACGCCCCTGCTTTAAATATATTTGTATCAGGTATTAATAATTGTTCTAAAGTTAATTCACCAATAGAAACCCCTGAATCAATATAAGTTACAGTATCTTCATCTTGATTTATAGCTAATTCAGCAGCAATTCGTATTTTTGGTATATCGTTTATTCTAGATCTATGTAACGCTACTATTCTAATTCTATTAAAAGAAGCATTGTTACTATTATCTATAGAAATCTTAAAAGCCTTACCTGCCTTTGTTTCTAACTTACTTCCTTTGTAATATACACTATTAGATAAAAAATCACTTTCTTTACTAATGTGTATTGTATCACTTAAAGGAGCAAAAGATGTTTGAGAACCATGCTTAATGTACATTTGATATGTATATTGTATTATACCAGCATCTATATTACCATTAACAATATCAGTTAAAGTAACTTTCGGCAAAATAGAATTTGGTATAAATTCAAACCTATCTACAGGAAGATAATCTCCAACACCAGCATATGCTTCACCATCTACTGTTAAATGACTTCCAACATTTGCGTGTCTAATTTTATTATATCCATCAACCCAATATATTTTCTTTATGTCATTTGATTCATATACACCAACCCCTGTAATTGGATTAGCAGTGCTGAAATTTAAATAACTACTATCTGAATTATAAGTATAATCTGCATATAATGTTGAAGCAGCGGTTATAGCTTCAGTATCTGTATTAAATGTTACACTTATAATTGCACTCTTAACTGCACCACCACCAACAGGAGCTGCTGCTGTATTTAAAGTTACAAAAAATATAACTTCATCTCTCATAACTATATGACCTGCATATAAGAACTCAACTGCACTTGGACCAGTGGTAGTTCGAAGATTCCTTAAAAATTTATTACCTTTTACATTTTCTAATATACCAGTTAAAGTACTTTCACCACTTACTATATGAAAATTTCTTATTTCAAAAGAAGTCTGTTGATCAACCATTGACTTTGATATGTCTTGGTTCATTCCTTTACTAAATGTATGTGTAGAAGTTTCTCCCATGATTAATTGGCATTATTAATTTGTTTACTATACTCTTTCATTTCTTTTCTACTCATTCCTTTATTCCATGCAAGTTTTCCTTTTTTATTTTCACTCATGTTTCTAAGAACCTCTTCTGAATAAACTCCAGTTTTTCCCTTATTCCAAGGAACTGTTCCATACCTAGGATTCTTCTTACCTAATTTTGATTCTCTTAATTTCTTTTTCGTTTCTTCTGAGGCCTTACAACCTAGTGCGTTTTTATTTCCTTTTAGCCCCTCGCTTATTTTTGCTCGTGCTTCTTTTGTATGCCTTCTGCCACTATTCTCTTTGCGCATTTTATCAGTCCACTTTAAACCTAAACTACTGTTTGCAATTGTTCTGATATTAAAATAAGGCTTGTAAGTATCCAAAAACATTTGTTCGAATTTTATTAAATCTTTTTTACTACACACCAATAATATTGAAAACTGTAAATCAGATTTATCATATTTATTATAATGATTTTGTAATTTTTTTGAATGATGTTTATTGCCTTTTAATGCCCACAAATGCAAATTCCATCTATTTGTTATATCTACAGCACTGCCAATATAAATTCTATCTAGTTTAAATTTAGATTGTATTTGATATATACCAACTATTTTCTTTCTCACAAGTTATTGGTTTGTATTAAATATTTTTTGGCGCTGGCCAAGGGTCGAGAAACCACTTGAATGTTCAGCTATCTCGGGTACTAATCTTAACCAACTGTTTTTAATACTTTCTAATTGATCTCTGTTAGGCATAAGAGCATTACCATATGCTTGTTTGCAATAAAAATTCCACGATCGTCTAGCATCATAATATATAGCATCACGCACAGAACCTCTTTGCCATTTGGGATATAACAATTTCATTGTTATGTACCAATATATAGCGTCTATAAAACTTTGATCATCTGGTATTAACGGATATCCATCTATGTCTGTAGGTATAGCTTGATATGATAACATTATAAAACCAGTTTCTACATTTGTTTTAATATAATTAGGTTTAATTAAATAAGTATAATCAGTTGTAGTATCAAATGCTTTATCAACTTGAGATACAGATTGAGCATCTGTCAACAAAGTATTTAATAAAGTTCTTGTTGTTGGTTCATCATTTAAT